TAAGGATTGTGAAAAGTTAAGGAAGATGAATTTTTAGGCATTTTATAGAAATAAACCAAAGACCAGTTGTGCCCATTATGAATGTGGGGCACCGCATAATCATCTTTTTTATACATATTTATCCAACATTCAAACACTTGTAAATCATCCCAATTTTTTACTCCTTCCCCTTTTATAATTTGCTTACTTACTTGAGTAAGCTCATTACATAATTCTTTCATTATAGGAAAATCTTGCTGTAACTTCCATCGAGTTCTCCATGCATAAACATTCGTTTGTGTTTCTTCTGCTATGTCTAATAAATTATTTTTACTAACCAATAAAAGTTGATCAATTAAAGGCACATATTTATCATGATGTTCAAACTTCCATGTAAAACATCGTTGTATAAACAACTCGTGTTGATCTATTTCTATATTAGACATTTTCTTTTAGTATAAAATTAAATGACATTGACCGTCTTATTTCACTAGGTGTTTTAGTTTTAAAAGGCATTACCGCATGTAATTGGTCTGCTCTAAAAATATAAAAATCTCCCACAACAGGATTCATATAATGAGTAGAAGAACTAGCATTATCAATAAAAGCTAGTTGCCCATCTCTAAATTTTTGAGCATGTTTTACATCATTAATAAAATTTGGAACTTGTAAAAATAAAACAACTGACCATCCTGCTCCATTATGATGGACATGAGGAGGGTTATATTCTCCTGCTACCATATCATTAATCCAACAAGCAATAATTTCTAAATTTATTTTTTGTGAAGGCAATATATAAAACTTTTGTTCCTGATTAATATAATCTGTCATGCATTTTACCAAATACGGATAAATAGAAGTTTGTTGAAGAATAGATGTAATATTAAGTTCGGTGTCTAATCTCCCCGCTAAACGATGGCCATAATCGTTTAATTTATTTTTTACTGATTCATATTTCTTATTTAATTCATTAATATGTTTTAGAGGAATTTTATATTTTTTTATAATCTTCCCCATTACAATAGTTTCTGATTTTTTCATTACCGAATCCATGTAATTATAGCATGTCTGTCGCCGCGTGTAACAGGTAAAACAGCATGAGGAAAACAAAAGTTACTGGGAAAAACAATAGCACTTCCCGTTTCTTTAGGTAAAATATGTTCTCCTCCAAAAAAAGAAAATTCTCCTCCTTCATAATTATCATTAAGAAGAAAAGAAATACTGAGTACTCGTGGGTGACGATCAGAATGATCAATATGTTCTGTGTAAAATCCTGTTTTAGATCCCATATAAAGTAAATGCTCATATCCTGTATCTTCTACATTTGAATCATTACCTTTAAAATTTTTAATATCTTCTTTATACTTATTAATAATAAGTGCTACCGCATCAAAAAATATTTTATCAAATTTTTTATCTAATTTTTTAGAATAACAATTACGTACTTTATTATTTAATTTTCCGCCTGAAATAGTAGCGGGATAAAAAGCTAAGTCAGGTTGATTTATAATTTCTTTACATATTTTTTTATCGAGAACATTTTTATAATGTTTAATATAGAAGGTTAAATCTTTCATAATATTTTATCCCCTATACATAAATTATCTAACCGTGTATTTTTTAATATGTTTTTTGCATGTGCTGTATTTCCTACAATAGGATAACCCACTTCATTTAAAGAGGTATTAAGAAGTAAAGGCAACCCTGTTAATTTTTCAAATTCATCAAGTAAAGAATAAAAATAATAATTTTGATTAGCATTAAGTGTTTGGGGTCTACATGTTTTATCCACATGAGTAACACTTGGAATTAAATCACTTTTTACTTTAGTATTATAAAGCATATAAGGAGAATAAGAGATATCAAAATAATCTAAACTTTTTTCTTCTTTAATTGTAGCTGCATAAGGACGCCACCATTCTCGATGTTTCACTTTTTTATTAATTAAATCTTTTCCTGTGGGAAGAGAAGGGTTCAAAAGAATAGAACGATTGCCCAATGCTCGAGGACCAATTTCTCCATGTCCTTGATACCACCCTACAATTTTTCCTTGAGCTAATAACTCAGCTACTTTTTTAATAGTAGAAGATGAAATATCGGAAGTTCCTTCATCATCTTCCACGTAAGGAAATTCAGCCCATATAAAATCGTCCAGACTTTTTAAAAAATTTAATCCCCATCTTACACATCCAATAGATAATCCTCCGTCATCTACAGGGGGTTCAATTTCTAATTTATATCCTTCTTTTTTTAATTTAGCATTCCATTCAATATTAAGAGCGCATCCTCCTGAATAAATAATTTTTTCTTTTTTATTTAAAATTTTAAATTTTTTCTTAATCCATTCAAAACATATTTTATCAATGGTGTGCACAAAGTCTTGCCATTCTTGATTATTTTCTTTGTATAAACAACGGCATAAAACGTGAAGCTCTATTAAATCATTAAAAGAATAAAAGTTTTTTTTAAATTTTCCATACGCTACTAATCCCATTACTTTTCCAGCTTCCTCCACTAAACGAGTAGTAATAGGATGAGGAGATAATTTCATCACTGCTGCAATCATTCCAA